CGACGCATCGCATCAATCGCCGTCATTTCATTCTGACTATGTAAATTCAATCGTGCTGTCATGGAAGTATTTTCGGCTGTAATAAAACTTGGCATATCAATATCGGCATCTGCTAAACCCAAATAATCTCTGGCAATCCATTCGCAAATACCCGATGGGTCTTCTATCATATCGCCGACAGCATAATTAGATGAACGTCCAGTAATATGAGAAGAATATTCTTTGCCTTCACATTCAGCGAAACCGACAAATCGTTTTCGTGTTCCGCCTCTAAAATTAAGACGGCACTCGCTTACCTCCGACAGAATTTCACCATCATCGCTGATATGCCCCTTTACCCATATCTCAACAGCATAATCTCCATTATGAGTAGTGTCCGTCGGGAAATCTGTCCATACACCAATCGTCGCAATGGATTCAGTTGAGGCTAATGTCAAAACAGTATTTGTCGTGTGTAATTCATAGGTAATTGTTTCTGAACCGCCAAAAGTTTCAGCAACATAAGTTTCCTCAATCACGATTTCGTTTGCCGTGACTGATACAATCCGATATGAATCATCGTAATTTGTCGAACCGCTTATTGTAATCTTATCTCCTGAAATTCTACCGTGTGCCGTTGATGGAACCCCAACTGTGCCATCACCCTTATCAACTGCCGCCGCATTATCGCAAGTCGTTTCACCCGTTCCATATATGAGTCGTATCATGTCACTGACATTATTGTTGATTGATATATCATCATAAGCACACGCATACCTAAATTTCGCAGTTGCCGAATAATATGTTGCTAAATCTTCGAGAAATTCCTGATTATCAAAGTCAAATCTTACTGAACCCTGCGGATTGTAATTTGTGCCGTCACCCTGAACATCTGAATTGGTTATTGTTATTTTGGTTGAATAATTTCTATCACAGACGGTTTCTTCGTCGGGATATATAACGCCCTCGACAAGCGAACCGGCTTCTGCCGTGCCATAATCCGAAGCACCAATAGTTTCACTTGCATCTAATGACGGTGACGAAAACTTCACGGGGTCTTCGAGTTCATCCTTGAAATAAATAGCCGTTAAATCATTCAAGGCATGGTCAGATACTACAAATTTATTCTGTGAGAATCTGTCAGTCGGTATCGCAACCGCCATTCCTTTTCCTGATCCGTCATATAGTGTACTGTTGAAAGTGAAATCCCCATAAACAATAGGTAGTTTCTCATCTAAATAATCCGTCGGCGGATTGAAACCGGAAACATCTTTTACAAACCTATCCGGCAACATCTTATCTATCAGAGTATATGCGGCAACCGCTGTAATATTGATATTCTTTTCATCGTAACTCGGCGTTTTAGATACAACCCCGTTAAAGATTATTATTCCATCCGATAATGCCGTGACCTGTCCGACAAGTTCATAAACTATAAAATCATTACCGACAAACCCATCGGCAACATCCGATAATCTTACATCATTAAGTGACGAATCTTTCATAAAAGCAATATCCGTCGCCGTTACACTACAATTATTTACCTGCCACTTTTTAGTGAATATATTTACCGACTCTGATATTGACGGAGTTGCCATCAATACAGAATGAACATGACCATCAGTCAATAGCACATCAACGTCAGATAAATAATAAGTATCGACCCCATCGGTAACAGATACAACATGAAACGTAGTTGTCCCTGTATTATTTTGATTGAGAAGATATTGTGTTTTTCCCGATGTATCAATCATTAGAAATAATTCCCATCGTCAATAAATATCATCATACGGCAGAGTTTCAAAATTCACCGTCGGTTTATACATCTGATATTCGATTTCATTTTTTTTCAATTCATCATCAAGAAACCTGACAACCCTTAGGTCAGATTGCGTTGATCCTTCTTGTATTATAATAGGAATCAATGAACCAAAAGAATCATCAAAAGCAGCTTGCAATAAATCATTATTAGTTGTGCCGTTAATCATATATGTTCGACTAAATCTTATTTGTGGTGTCTGATTTATACTTCTCACAAATAATTGACCACCAGCAGCCCTTGTTTTTACATTACTATAAATAGTTGTATCATCTTCTGGGAATTGATTGCCAATCGTTATTGCTTTAGTTGTTAATAATGCCAACATTGTAATTTGTGGTATATAATTATTATTACTAAAATACATTCTCCAATAACGAAAATTTCTTTCACCAAATGTCATAATTCTATGCGGCGTTGTTGTATCAACAAAAGTACCTTCTCCATAAGGACTAAAATCAAAGAAATCTGAACCGTTACTTGAATAATATAATTCCCACGTATTACCCGATAATATTCCTCCATAATTTCTTACAAATGCGTAAGCACCTGTTATGGCGATGGCAGAACCAAAATCCATCGTTATTGCTTGCTGTGCCGTTGATGTGCCTTTCCAGATTGTATATAAATTATTATCAAACATATTTTCAACAGGACGATTACTTTCAGCCGATGTCGCCGTTACTGATGACAGACCTGACATTATTTGATTATATAAAGTAACTGTACTTGCCATTATGCCAACCTCACGTTAGGAGTTCCGGTTAGATTGGAATTATCTATTGATATATCCGTATGCCCGGAATTGATTGCCGATTCGATTGCAGGTACAAGTTTATCTCTAACAAAACTCTCCTCAACAACTGAATCGCTTATATTGATTGTTATATTGCCTCCACCGCCGCCGGAAACACCTGCAAGTGACAACGAACCAAAGGCAGAACTATTAAATGCTAACGCTGACGGAACGCTATTCGCAAACCTATTAAATTCAAACATTGCACCCTTTGAGAAATATTGTGCAAAATGTAATCCCTGTGTCATTGCCATCCTGTCATTTTTAGCTGTATCAAATATTCCGCCAAGTAATGCACCCAATCCAGGAATAAAGACATTTGCAATTGACGCCAAGCCTTGTTTGATGAAGAATTTCATGAAATCCTCTGCCATACCTTTGAATATATCTTGAAAACTTTGTTGTCCATCAAACATTGCATCAACCATCGAATCGACACCAGAATTTAATATGTTACCGGCAGCTCTCGCAAATTCAGCCGATGCCTCTTTTTTCTCTTGCTGTAAATCTTTATATGCTTTAAGTTCTTTTTTATTATTGTCCTGTAACTTCTTAAATAATAAATCAGCATGATATTGAAGTTCCTCGTTTGTTTCCACAACGTTCGCAATCAACTCTTCGTCTGTTTCTTGTCGTAATTGTAAGGTAAGTTCTTTTAATTTCATGCCCCTTGCAATTTCAGCGTTCAAGTGAAGCAATTCCATCTCTGCCAATTGTTGTGTTTCTATTATCAGTAAATCAGCATTAACTTGTTGAGCAATTTCCAGTCGTGCCTTTTGTGCTTTTTCAATTTTTCGACGACCTTCAAGTTCCGCTTCAACTATTTCACTGACTTTTTCTAAATATTTTTCTTGCTGTCCGGTAACTTGATAAAATTTTGCTACCGCTTTATCCCAAAATGAAACACTATCAGTCAATTCCTCTGTTACAGCATTCAACCCCTCAATGATACCATCAAATAAACCACCGACTGATTTTGCTTCTGTTATAAACAATCCAACGGCTTCGGTCAGGTCACCCCATGATTGAGTCATTGACTTTAATTTAACATCAAACGTTTCTGCCTGTGCTTGTGCCGCACCGCCAAATCTGTCATTGATTTGTTCAATCGCTGCCGCAAATCGTTCAGACTTTGGAACACTTTCATCAATGATAATTCCATACCGTGATAATGTCCCGGTATAACCAACAGCAGCTTTCGCAAGTAAATCGGATGCCGCCATTAAATTCATATTACCACCAGCAGCCAAATCCATAGCAACTCTTGCTGTGTCCATTGCTTCTTCAACTGATTGCCCATAATCAACAAACGATTGAACCATTTTACCTATGACTTCATCCGATTCACCCGACATCGCTTGCATTTCACCTGAGAATTTTTTTATCTTAAATATATTACCATCCACCATTTGTCCATGTCGAACCAATGATGCGGCAACAGCGTTCCATGCCTTTTCATGTTCCATTGCTGCCTTAGTTACCGACTTTATTATTCCAGTGACTGCCTTGAAACCGATGTAAGCACCGACGATACCCTTCAGGGAATTAGCAACACCACCCAATGCCTTCTTAGTCGCATCCTTCGCCGTTACTCGTAAGCGAAGATTCTCAGTATTACTACCCATTGCTTGCCTTTATCTTATTGAACTTTGCAAATTCATTATCAATAACCTTGAACGCTTCAACATAGTAATCCAACTGGTTAAGATATTCGTCCGGCGTAGATAACCGCCTGAAACCATCGACTGCATGATATAACTCAAGCAACATATTGCTCTCAACCGATACTGCACCCATCGGACAGACGGAATATTGAGCAAGGCACGGCAACGGCGGAAGATTCGCATCAATCTGTTCATGTGCAAGTTCAACAATTTTATACCATTCCTTTTTGGTAACTGTTAATTCAACTTTGCCTTTTCTCTTTGCTTCGACGATTCTTGATTTGTTGAAACATCGTCCTTCTCGGCATTTTCTACAGTCGCCGTCGGAGATGCCGGTTGCGATGATTCCGACGGCAAGTCTAAATTTTCAGCCGCATCTTTCGAGATTGTACCGTGAAGCATGATTGCGTTATACAATTTAACAACCATCCGTCCGGGTTGGACTTCAATGAATTCGAGGGCATCTTCAACATCATCAATCTTAATTACGTGCTTCTCAACAAAATCAAAAATGGCTATCATCCAGTTTACAGCGCCATCATCTTCTAATACTGTTTCCATCTCGACACGTTCACGACGTCCGACAGGCAAGAAACTGATATTCAAACCCTCAACTTCAATTTCTATCTCTTTCCCTGGTCTAATCCATGTCATAACAATTCCTTTCGTTTGTTTTGTTTTCGTTATGCAGTCACCCAAGTTCTATCAACGGCATTAGCAATACCAATGGTCAATGGTACAGCAGACGTTCCGTCATGGGTTAAAATTCCATTCAATTCTCCACTGACCAAATCATCGTACACCTTCTGTGCACCGGTTTCGGCGTTCATCTTGCCCCTGAAATCAAAAGTAATATCACCGTCAACAGTGCCAGTGCCGATCTTAACATCACCAACAATAGCAGTATTGGTTGTCCATGCCGTCAGATTAGCCTCCCAATCAGCATCTTTTACGACCTTGATTTTAAATCCAAGCTGTTTATTCACTAATCCATAATCAGCGAAGTTGCCCGATCCATCCTGACCGATTGGTGCAACGTCCTGTGACAACGACAATTCAAATTCTGTCAGATGAAAATCTGTCGAATCAATCTGAACCGTATCCAAATCTTCAAAATAGAAAAAGTCGCCCGACGTTACCTTCGTCCAAGTACCGGACGGGTTGCTTGAGAATGAAGCCGCCGCACGACTAACCAGTTCAACAGAATATCTCAACGGTTCGCCCTGTGACCAGGTATAAGTTAATGACTTTGCAACACAATCTGTCAGCTTGACCGACTTTGATGCCTCTGGATCACGAAGGACGACAGTCAGCAATTGACCGGCACTTGACACCGCCGAAATGTCAGAAAAATTCGGCTGTGATGCGTGCACGATGAATGTCTTTAAGTATGGAGTTGCAACTGCCTCAGTCACCGATTGACAGAACGCATAAGAGAAATAGTCGATGCTGTTGTGGTTGGCTATTCCCGATAATGTAACCGACGGCGACACACCGTATTGATGAGTGATAATATCATTGTCGGTTTTATATCTGTAACCATGTGAACTTGTGGTATCTAATTGTTTGACACCGTAATTGACTTCCGCTTGTTCACAATCAAGCTCGACGAATGCAGCATCGTCGGCAATAGCAGTTCCTAAAGCAATTTGCTGTGCTATGCCATACCTGAACTCGTTCGGCGTTTGCGGAACAGATGTAATACTCATAATTTATTCCTTTACTTTTATTATTGATTTTCTTCTCTATCGTAAAACTCCAATTCGGCATCATCTAATAATTGTTGTTTTTCTTCTTCAGCTTTCTCTTTAGATTTTTTTGCGATAGCACCTTTATTCAATTTTTCAACTTCCTTGTCACTACTGCCAATCATACCGTCTTTTTCGAGTCCGCCAATAACAACCTTATCAGTAATCTCAATCTCTCCCTTCAAGATCGCATCCTGTGCAACCTTGAAATGGATTCCATAATTGACAGCAAATTCATGCTTGTTCATTGCTTTAGCGGCATCTGTTAATTTATATTTCATAGCTTACTCCTGTGTATGCGAAGTGTATTTATGCACAACACACATAAATTCACCGCCGATTGTATCAGACAATTCAAATTCCTCATTGAATTTGAAATCCGATGTGTATTTTATCCTGAATTTATCACCAAGATTTTTATTTTTATGCAATTTGTTATTAACGGAATTCATCAACCGTGCGATTTTATCCGAATCAAATGCACCTCCAACATGAGCAATATGAATCCGCATCGCAAAAGTCATTTCGTACAAGACGTCGTTTCCGAGTGATGTCTGGCTGTAACTATTCGGGTCTAATGATTCCGTTCCAACCAAGTGTACCGACACCGCATTGAATGTCGGGTTGATAATATTCGGATAATCATAAGCGGCTGAAATCTTCGGGTCATCGGCTGCCATGTTGGTTATCAGGGTGTCCATTAACGCCTTGATTTTATCTTTTCCGGCTTCAAATACATCTGTTCCGTATATCTCACCCATTAGACAATAATTCCTCGTCACTCTCGACTATCTGTGAATAATATGGTTCTTTGATGTTTTTTTCTTTACCACAAATTATACATTGCAACGCCTTACCTTCACTGCCTTCAAAGTAAGTATGGGAATAACGCCAACCCCCATATAGGCCTTTTTGCCATCTGTCTTTATTCGTTTTCCATTCATGGTCACACCAAAGCATTTTCCATTCTTCGGCTATTTGCTTAAAGATAGATTTTCTGTTTTGCCTCTCTAATTTTTTAATATCTGAATTTTTCAAAACGCACCTCCCGTTATGTAATATCGCATTGATACATTGATTGTCACCGCACCCATTATCTGGTCAGGGTCATCGTCTGATTGAAAGTAATGACTTTCACCCGATTCATATTCCAACGACTGTGCATTAGCATGAATCGTTGAGCCTGCCGTTAAATCTATAAACATCTTGATGAATGAGTGGACATCGTTAAGATTTTTACGAAGTTCCGACTTCGAAGACGCATGAACAAAGCCAACCATAGAGAAATCGAGCGAATACTTGTATGCGTTCCCCTTGCGCACCACAAGCGATTCAACTCCGGTATCGTTTATCATTATTGACGGAACTTCGTGATTCTCAAACGTCAAATAATTTTCATCGTACTCTTTCACCGACCTAATCACAATCGGGTAACTGCTGTCTGATTTTACAGCAATCAGAGCATCTACTAATCCGCCTATTATCTCTTTACGTACACTCATTTAAGCGGCTTCCATAATTTACCGTTGAAAATGTCAAGGATTTCTTTATCCTTCTGCTTTAAAACATCAAATAAAAAATGTCCCGTTATCTTTTTCCCCTTGTAAGTTCCACCCATACTTGCCGGAACAACATGCCGTGCGTAATGAACATTAGAGCCAATATCAACGTAATCACCCTTCGGACCCATCTTGGGAATCAAGCCTCTATTCAGACCACCGCTCTTTTGACCTGGATATATTGAACCTCTACCTGGATTACGAGTGAATCCTTCACCCGAAATGTTACGCTTCGCCTGTTTTGCAATCACACGACCTATTTGTGACAATGCCTTCTTCATGTTTGTACCGGTTTGTGCCTTGAACCTTTTGAGCTTAACGCTATGATTCGGCGTCATTTTGATAGCTATCTCAGGCATATCTGTAACTCCTGTATTTAAACAAGATTTCCTTCGCAGATTCCGGCATCTTGCTGTTTTCAGCCTTATAAGAGATGCTTTTATCGCCTAAAGTTTCTGATGCGATACCGGATTTTTTCCGCAACTGCTTCAACCACTCAACAATCTCACAGCAACACAATTTCAATTCCTCTGGTATCGACGCCAAATCCCAACCGTAAACATAAACTACTTTCCAGTTCTGGTTGCCTGTATGGAATACATTACCATCGGTGAAATAGATTAAACCGGTCGATTCGACTGAATCGAACTCATAAGTAGGCGAAGCAACAGCCTCCCATGCCGTACCATCCCAATAATGCAAGGTCGTTAAGGTTGTGATCCGCTTCTGCCTGACCATATAATTAACTGTGCCGTTACCGTGAAATACCTCCGTTGCCGTACTGGAGCGGAAGGCACGATTAGCTTCCTGCTCCATTAACCTCGATGCCTGATTGATGAACTGATTCAACTCATCGTCGTTGATATTAGTGTCATCAAGTTCATATCCGGCGTACAACTTATAGTAATTGACATCAATTACAGCATAATCCGACAATACCGGCATTACTTGTTGTCACCTTCGAACTTTTTATTGTCAGCGTCTTTTAATGCTTTTTTATTAGCTTCTTCTTCAGCTTTTTTAACATCCTCAATTGCTTTTTTCTCAGCAGCCGTTAATGGTCTCACGATAACGAACAACGTCGGAAAAGTCTTAACAGCCAAATTAGCAACAGCATCTTCGACTTCATGTTCGTCACCACGTTTCCAATTGAAACCAAAGTCATGAATTCCAACATGAACGTCACCGCCCGTAAATTTCAAATTCTTCATCTTTTAAGTCCTTCTTTTTCTTACGCCGGTCGAATAGGCAACCGGCGTAGTTTTGAGAGTTACATGAAACAAAATTCCCGACTTATATGAGCCGGACATCCCGTCTATTTTTATCATGCCGAACCGTCGTGATACAACACGAGCAAAACATCATTGACAGTAGATACACCACTGGTCAAAGTATTAGCCGCCGATATTGTAGTTGTTGACGTCCGCAAAGTCGCCACATTGGTTGTCTGTGCCAATTCCAAGACCATCAGCAAAGTATCACCAGTTGCAACACCAGTTAAAGTACTCGTAGTTGCTGAACCGTTACACTGTCCCCACTTCAACGCCGGTGAAGCGATTCCCCTACCTGATGCATCGTGATAACAGATTAAAATCTGGTCAGTTGAAGTATCCGTTGTTGAGCACTGGATAACATTCGCTGCCGTGATTGATGCTTCTGATGTTCTGTCAGTCCAGATTGCGTCCGTTGCTGATATTTCAGTTACAAATATCAACGTGTCCGCAGTTGCAATCCCGGTCGCCGTGATATTGGCTGCCGCTGTCGTTCCCGTCGTCAGGATAAACTTATAGCAGGGTGCATCAATCGCTCGACCGTCCGAATCGTGATACAAGACAATCAACTTATCAGTCGCCGTTGAGGTCGTCGATAGTTGGATGTTATCGGTTGATGTAATTGACGCTTCGGAGGTTCTGTCGGTTGGATCGGCAGACGTTACCGCCGATTCCTGTACCCCAATCAAATGGTCAGTAGTAGCAATACCCGTAACAGTGATATTGGTTGTGGCAGCAGCACCGGCAGTAACCGCAAACTTTAAACTCATGGCTGATACCGCTTTTGATAGTGCCATATTTATATTCCTTAATTAAAAAGTTCTCAATTTAAGTCGGGTGCTACCATCAACACCCGACATTGCGACAATAAAACAATCCATAAACAAGGAGGGTTATGGAATATTTATTAAGTATGCGACGGCTTCGTAAGTTGACGCCGACATTGACTTGAATGAGTTCCTCTGTGTTGCCACAAAAGCATACTGCTGAGTCAAAATGTCTTTATCAAATTCAAGCGTCACATTACGTTTATATCCAACCTTGAAATCTGTTTTGTTGTAACAAACCAGACCTTTGGTTGTATCGGAGCCAGTTTTCAATCCAGTCGATGCCATCGTTTCAGACAATTCGGAAGTCACGACTAACGGTGAACCGTCAAATGCCGGCAAATCACCCGTCAACCATGAAGCGTTTGCTCCGTATGTCCCGATCTGTGAATATTGATTAAAACTCAACATATTCAACCAGACATTGATTGAAGTGACATACACCAGGTCTTTGGCTTTATGTCCCATACCGGACGGTAAGTCACCACGTAAACTGCGAACATCCTCTGCAACAAAAGCAGTAGTTCCATCACCAACACCGGCTGATGCTGACTGTGCACTAATGTTTCTCGAACCGGCAATAGCGAATTTCCTGAACCCTTTTTCGTAGGCTTCGGGATAAGTTGTGTCAGTCGCCCAATCGGCAGCCGTATCCATGTGAGTTCCGGCAGTGGAATCGTCAGCATTGAGGTAACGGCTTTCATTGCCTTCACTCATAGCTTTGGATATTGATTTCCGTAATGCCGGAGCGGCAGCAATAATAGAATCCTCGATGAATTCCGGTGACGACATAACAGCGACGCCAAAAGTTTCAGTCGTGAACAGTGTATTGCTTGTGGTATGGTTAGATTTAACCATCTGAGTCGGGTTATTGACAGCCGCTTCACCGACACGATACATTCTCGGTCGTGCACCGCTTATCGGGTAATAAGCTGAATTAGAAGGCATCTCCCAACGGGGGATATGTGTTTCCAGGTTCATTTCCAATTCGTATGCTTCGTGCAATTGTGCGGAGAAATTAGTCGGAACCCATTCATCACCGACGCCAGTACCGGTCGAATACATGGCTTTTTGAAGTTCAGGATCGAAGTCTTTCAGCAATTTTTCGAACAATTGGAAACATTTCAGGTTTTCCATCCTGTAATTGCCAGTCCCCATCTTCTTGAAATAAGCATGAGCGATAATAATGGTGTCGTTCAAGTCTCGTAAGTCTCTCAACCGCTTTCCTTCATCGGTATCAAAGTCAAATGGTGTATGCAAGAAATGATACGCCTTCTGATGTTTCGCCGACAATGCCTGACCGTTTTCATCAAACACAACCTTGATGTCAGAACTTAAAGCCTTCCAGTCGGAATATGGCAGACGATTCGCCTGAATTTTACCGGCTTGTTCAAACCTTTTCAAATCCTTCTGGATGTCAAGAATATCAGTTCCGATTTTACCGGCGAATGTTTCGAATTCCTCTTTGTTGATTCGACCGTCCACCAACTGTTGCTGCTTCTCTTCAACCTGCTTCATCAGCTTCGTCGCCGACTCAGCGTTTTCCTTCATGGTCACCCAATCCGAACGCAACCCATCAACTTCCAATTGCATCGGATCAACTATTGCTCTCATGTCATCGAGCAATTTCTTTTTGTCTAAATCCATCGTTTTTTTTCCTTTTAATAAATTGTTGGAATTATCCTCGTTTTCGTTTATCACGATGAATTCATTGTCTTTGTAATTTTTGAAGTTTATTATTCCAGCATTGGGATTCGCCGGTATATCAACCAAGCCCATTTCATAGATTTCGAAATCAACTAACCGCCTGACGTCATCACGCCCTTCTTCGTTTTTATAGTTTGCCTTACCAAACATGAACGATGAACGTGACACTGCACCGATGCGTACCAATTCAGCGACTTCACGAGCCTTATCAGTCTTAGCCAACCCAATATCAACAATGACACTCTTTTTGTCTTTGTCGTAAGCCAATATCTTGCCGATGTTATGTTCATGGTTATACATTGACACCGGATTCTTCATAAACTCCGGCATCGCCTTCATAAATGCGTCCTGATCGGTGATCTCATTGTACCGATCAACATCACTGGTTGCCGGTCTAATCGTGACAATCATCTCGTAAGGTGATTCACTATCACCCTTGAAATCTTTAAAGTCTAAAACTTGTCCATAAATCCGTTTATTCATAAATTCCCTTTCATGCTATAAACCACACCATCGAACAGTAACAGTTCACGACGTTACCGACCGATGCGTTAGGATCACCCGGATGCATCATTGCATCATTACCCACTATGAACGGCTTATCAATTGTTACAGGCGGTTGTCCACCTGCGTCGGAATGTGCCTGTCGTGTGTCTGGCAAATATGCACACACCCATTCCTTGTGAGTCGAACCGCCTTGAACTGCACCGAGCAGATTCCCACCGTTTACAATTCCATTCATCTCAGTCTTAGCTATTCGCTTTGAGCGAACTCTGTTAATCATGTCATATTCTTTTTTTATTGCACTTGCGACCGTATCCGCTCCCTGCCCTTCGTCATAAGCAACGCTGATAATGGATTTAATCGCTTCGTAAGTGGTGTCATTAACATCATCCATCCGATTCAAAAACATGCGAAGCATCGTCTGTACTTCCGGTTCAGTTACCCTGAACTGGTCATTTTTCCTTCTTATTGGGATTAGGTTTTTCCGTGCCGTTTGATTTATGCCCTGTTGTCCGGCAATAACAATCTCACGCTTAATCTTTGGCTCGACAGCCTTCTTTAATAATCTATTCTCACGTTTACGATTAAATAAAACGTTAGTATCATCCAACAGGTCTTTTCGTTCCATCATTTCGAGTTCATGGTGCAAGACCGACGACATCAGCTTCCCGTTGAAATTTAAATCAGTCAACCGTGCCAGTATCCGGTTTTCCTGTTCATCGAAAAACTTGACCATGATTCCGGCAAACTCTTTCTCTGCTTTTAAGACCTTGCTGTGATGTGCTCTCCACCGCTTGATCATTACCCTGTAGCGTTTTTCTTCCTCGTTTTCATCAGCAGAACCGTCGTCAGCATCTTCTTCGGGTTCTTCTTCATCACCAAGACCGAACATGAATTGCGACGGATCGGGCGGAGTGCTCAATTCGTCGAATCCCACAATAGCTTCATAACCTAATTCGATTCGTGCTTCGTTGACTGTTAATATCTGATTGCGACCGTTGATTAACTTATTCAGCCGTTCAGCCTTCTCATTCGGTTGTTCCTGCAATGCCTGAATCAATGACCGGTCGAACCATAATCGTAAGTCATTCCCGAACTGCGGAGTCAATTGTAAGTTGATGAAGGATTCAATCATCGTCAGTAACGGCAAGACGCTGTTTTCATAGAACAACCGCTTTTGAATATCGGCGTTTGCATAACTGGCATCATCCAACACTCCAACCATGACATGAGGCACACCATAAGCGGCAAGAACTTCCTCACGAATCAATTTGTATATCTGGTCAGGGATTAAATCTTTAAGATTATGACTCAGGCGATCAAGTTTGACGCCTCCGTCAAGTATTGCCATCTTGAAAGCATTATCCGCCCCCTTGTGCATTCTATCAAATTCCTGTCTGATTTCGGCTCGCTGTTCCTCAATCAATGTGTGTTCAGTGCTGAACGTCGTCCCTGCTAAAGCGTTATTTTTAAAATATGAATTGATATACTTCGACATTGCAAGTTTAGTCAGAATCGTTTGTTTGACGACCTGTGACGGCGGGAATCCATAGTAGTCGCCGTCCGGATTCGTCAATTTGATATGTATCAGTTGTTCAGGTTCTTGAGATATTGTTCGTACACCATCGGAGATTTGATACTTAACGAATCTCCCCATCTTGTCTGTTTTGACTTTAACTAAATCCGGTTTGACATAATACAGTTCATGGTCGTCGGAATCGTATAGCAAATATCCATCACCAGCCGCCAACGCACTCGAAATCCATCTTTCAACCAAATGATTCATCGGTTCATCGGGATTCGGCTTATTCACTAACTCGTATAATTCGCCCTTTTCCAGAGTTTCCCATTGCATCTTACCGTCAATCTTTTGTTGCTGTTGAGCCAATAGAGGCAATTGCGATATTGCTCTTGCAATTGCTCTGATAGATGCATAAGCCCATACGTCAATAGTGTAAACGGCAAGATGAACTGTATGGTCGTATTTCGGATGTTGTTCGCCGTCATGGAATTGAGTCTTGCCAATATGCGACGCAGGATTCTTTTTAAACCCCCCAGAAAACCAACGCTTGATGTTACTCCATATTTTGAACATCTAATTTATTTCCAACCTTTAAGCCAGACATAACCATCGAAGTTGTATGTGTTCTCAAATAGTCCCACGTTATCGGCGGACGATTCCAGTGCGTCTTTGTGATAAAGAATAAATCGGATATAATTCATCGGGGGGAGCGAATCTAAACTATACCAGACATCAGAATATGACGTGTCGGTTGCCAACGATACCTTGATTGTATCAAGTAGAGTCCATAAATTTGCGTCGGTTAAGTCAACGGAATACTCTAAGATAAATCCGACCGTATCATTTACAAAGTTAGTATCATGCTCAGTTGCATATACAAATGACAGCTTGGTCATGTCCATTACATTCCACGCATCCGACGTATCAGCATCAGTCCGGAGTGTAGTTTCAACGGTATCTAACGCCGTCAAGCTGTCAACGGCTCTAAGTCGTGCTTGTTTAGATGCTTTGGTTGCGCTACCAACCACAAACGACACCGGCAACCCTATCACCAACAACATCATCAATAATCTTTTCATCATTCTTTCCTTTATTCAGTAAACTCTTATATTTATTCCGCCTGCTCTGAAAATATCGAACGCAATGTTCTCATAATTGTCCGCATGCCGGTAATGGTCTTCGCCTTTCGTCCAGATGAATCGCTCTGTCTTCTCGTCATATATCCTCGTTGGCATTATCATTTGCTTTACATAGTTGCCGCCATCAATCGACATAAAGTTCTTTGGTAGAATCATGTTATGTGTCAGATATTGCAGTAGGGATGCGTCGAGGGTTTCTGTCCGACCGGCTTTGACCTTCTTTTCTTTGGGTATATAATCAATTGATAAATTAGGATTTTCCCGTTGACCATAAAAACAGCGTGCCCATCCCCTGTTCCTTTGTAAGAACCTTTTAACGAAATCAGTTTCCGGTAAAGCATCGACAACACCGTGTGCGATTCGGTATTTCTTTATCACCGCCTCAAATGCTTCCATGTTCAACGGAACAGTACAAATACAGACCTTCTTACGGCGACCGTCCGGCAACGGCAACGACGCTTGAATATGAATTTTTGCACCAATGTCTGCACCACCAATTGAATAGCCCTTTCCTTCAGCAACCTTGTCGGGCATCACATAGTCAGCTTGAACACATTCCGAAAGCAATGCTTCTGTGATTTTCGAACCGTCAGCTTCATACGGGATGCCCAACCGGTTGTTGTAAAACCATTGCATCAGCGACAAGTTGCCGACACAATCTATCATCTTCTTGAAATCTTCCCTGATTACGTTCCGGTTTCTGGCTACCGAACCAAACAAACGCATAACGTGAAAACCCTTGATGTCACGGTCCAGGTGCTTATCAACCCAGTTGCCGTGTCCTAACCGGTCAATTGGTTTACCGCATTTAATGCAATAACCTTTAGCATCATCGCCGACATCGGGGTTTTCAACACAAGGCACAGAGGAATCTTTAAGCCTGTAAACGTTATTATCTTCCTGATCAACGAAATGAGTAAACCATCCCAACGGCTGCCACTTGTTACATCGCCAGCATTTCAAATGCCATGTGTACTGGCATGATTTGTCTAATTCTTCCGATATGCCATACCCTGAGATTGTTGGATTGCCGACTTTGCGCCACCGGTCACAACTCGACCCTAATGTCCTGTCGGTAGCCGTCTCAAGCGACAACTGATTACATTTATCGTATTCGTCGTAGATGTTTATATCAGAATTGAACTCGTAGAAGGTATCGGGATTGTTAGCACCGACAAACGCCCATGTTTTGTTGTAGATTGTTTTAAGCCCTTTAGCATTGACATCTTTTTTCTTGGTCACGACATTAGCGTTATATTCACCGGTATTGCCGATCACCCTGTCAATGCGACTCGATATGAACCGGTTGCGAATTGGTTGGTCTGGAAGAACATACATTCCGTTCAATCCGAGCTTTGCCTGCGTGAACATATCGCATATCAGCCATTCAGATATGCCGACCTTCGAGGATTTCATTACAACGATCCTGTCAGCATCTTCCATGTAGAGCTTTTGCTGCCACTTATTATCAGCAAAATTGAGCATTGTATTTTCTGCTGTACGATGATAATAGTTTGCCAGATGCAAACGTGGATAGTCGAGCAGAACGTTATAAGCGTGAGCTTGGGCTTGCTCCAAGTCCATCGAGGATTGAAGCGGCGTTCCTGTTGTTAAGTTCTTGCTGTTCGGCTGTGAACTGATTGACAACGACATTGTAATTCACGTCCCCTGATTTATTACCGGCAACAGCCAGTAATATCTCTTTGAATTCTTCAAAATCTTTAGCTAACAGTCCCAATGACTGCGCTACTTTGAGAGTCACGTCTTTGTCTTTGTTCACTAAGTGATGTACTAACGAATTTATAACGAGTGGATATAATCCAAATATTCGAGCCTGATATTTTTGAAGGTTAACATTCTTTCTCAGGAATTGTTTAAGCTGAATCCGGCGTCTGTTAATGGTTGATTCCGACAGCCCTGTTTTCTTCACGGTCTGTGATATAGGAATTTTAGCGATATAATCAGCGTATATTATTATCTCTTCTTGATTTAAACTCAGCTTTTCTTTGTCGTCGCTCATATCAAAACCTTCATTTATTTATCCGGGACATGGCGTTGTAAGGCAACGTCCCGGAATACCACAAATAACAAAGACTCGCCGGCAGTTTAATACATTGTCAAGGATTTGACTCTGACATCTTGACTTGCGTATTCAATATGTCAGACTGGGGGATAAAAAAGCCCGGCGGATTATATCTGCCGGGATTCCTATTAACACACATCTAACATGATAATCTCTAAGGGTTTAGGTCACAGCCATGTGTATCGTCACCTCCTTTAAACTAAACATTTTACAAAATGATATATCGTATAGCTGACCAGAAATATTATTGTAAACACAACGACAAAAGCAATCCCAGCCAACGTTTTATCGTTTTTAAAATACAACCTTGAATCTTCTGACGCCTTGAATATAGCTCGACCGATAGAATTTGTCACAATCCATGCGATAAATCCGACAATAATTATGCTCCATAACACAGTTAATATTTCCGGCATACTTTCCGTGCATTCAATCACTCGTCACCTCCTAACATTTTAATTATTTCTTTTATATCTTCTTTTCCATAAACGGCAAATTCTTCTTCGGGGTCGTAAAGACCCCACCTGCTCCAATCATCACTAACTTTCAATTTAGTATAGTCGTCCCAACAACCGCAGGGTAATTCCGCTTCAAGATTTTGATAGAAAAAATCCTCATCTGATATACCTTCGGCTAATCTATACAGCCCACCAAAATACACGGGGAACCACCTTGAGAATATCGTTCCTGTTGGCATTTGAGCTAATTCTTTAAGTTTGATTATCTTCATTGACCACCTCCTTTAGCTTTCAATTTTCTTTCCAGCCACTTTAAATGTGGTGTTGAGCGCCTTGACATCGACAAGAGTTACTCCTATCAACTCAGACGCTTTATTTGTTAAATCCATGAAATCGTTATTTTTAAATTCCGAGCATTCATTCCAAAAATCAAAGTCTATAAATTCTTTAAGCATAGATTCTAACTGTTTTATTCTTTCCCTTAATTCTTCATTCTCAGCATCCGAATCTTTATGGCTTTCCATTTTCAATCGTCCCAAATTAGTTTATACCACCAATAAGATATTGCAAATAATAACAATAACACTTCTGACGATTCCGGCTTATCAAACCATAAGATTAAATTGAACACCATAAGCCAACCGAAACAGTACAGCTTTTTCATGTCACCTCCTTAAATGTTTTTCAGCTATATCCTTACAAAGTCGCTTGATTAGGTATCTTATTATTTTATTTTTCACCATCACGCCACCTCCATAATTTTCTCAATCAAGTTATAAACAGCCTGTTCGGGGCTGGGGTCTGTCTTGCCACCGTAGTTCCCGTTTGATTTCCCGTGAACCATAAAGCAGGCTATGCAATGATAATGCTGAGAAACCTTTTCATAACAATAAGAAAATAATATTATTCCTAAAAATTTATTAGATGTTTTCTTTTTAAGACACAAATCTTGTGCAAATTCAAGCAGTTCCTTTAAGTCCGGACTTTTGTAGGTCGTATATCCTTCTCTCTCCATTGTTTGTCGTACCTCGACCATATATTTATAACGACCAGGATAACCAGCAGGCGGATTATTAGGTTCCTCGTAAAAATATTGCCCGTACTGATCCATCCCCCACTCTTTCAATTTTTTACATTGGTCAAATGTTAATCGCATGATTTCTCTTTCTCTTTGTTGATGAGGTCAGCAATCATTTGTAGTCGTTGATAATCTTTGAATTGTTTGAGAGGTTCTTTATAGTCGATTTGAAATTCCTTTTTCAACTCAGCATCAATGAACATCCGGATAACAATCACCTCATTATCACCTGACTTCATAATAATACTATAGACATATTGTTGTCTCATCACATCCCATCCAGTATCAGAAATTTCAACACTCATTTCATCCGGAAATAATTCATGTACTTTGCTCATCCTTAACTCCTTTTCACCTAAACATTTCAGCAACCTCGATATGAGGAAACTCGTGCAATTGTTTATGATTAAATATAATAGCTCTCTCCTCGACTTCGAGCCGGTAGAAACCATGTCGGTCGTTCAATACTTCGATGATATTACCAACCTCTTCCCTCATGCGATTGATGTACTTGTACTGGTTATTTCCTTTTTCGATTTCTTCCCGATATATCCAACCCTGCTGTCCGTACATCCTGCCGTATGCGAGCTTGACGATATAGAGAAAAGATTTCGCTGTCAGCCAATATTCTTGGTCGTTGATGTAAACACGGAACCGGCAGTTGTCGTGTTTATTCTGTGGTGTCCCGTCGAGGACTAATGTTTTGACTATCCTTGTCATGTTGCTCCATATACTTATAAACATTCTCAATACTTCCGTACTGTGCAATAAGTTGAATCCTTTTTTCGTTCACAATCTTAACTGCATGTTTTAAATTTTTAGCACTCACAATGCATTCAATCTCAAATTGCCTTTTATCTAACATTTGACGTTCAACAATGTGGGGCGATATAGATATTTGCTTATTAAATTTAAAATTGCGCTTCCATTCTTCGTTAGACGATTCAGTTATTATGTTTGAATTTATAACCCTTCCACCTTCGTGCATATCAATAATATAATTATATCGCCCGGAATTATGTCCGTAATTTAGGGGGAATGTTCCAACTTCAATTGGATCACAAAAATAACGAGATGCACTCACTTCACGGTAAAGCTCAACAAAATCTTCCGCAAACACCTTGCTTTCGAAGACTCCCACTATTTGATAGTCCGAATAGCTTCCGGTTGTCACCACGTAAATGTTCTTATTCTTTATCCTTGTCATTTTCCCCTCTAAGTTTTTGAATATTATTTTATGTCTATCGTTTGCTCAATCCACCTGTAGCCGCACATATTACAAATCTTATGCAAATGCTCAGTCTTGACATTACAAAAATAAGCTTTGTGACGGAGTTCTTCTTCCGATATTGGCGGAAAGCCAAACGGATTAAGCTCTTTAGACGTACAAGATTCTCTGTAATAAACATCTATACTATTATCACCACATTTTTTACAGTATCCATCAGGATTAGATTTTTCGATGATAGCAAGATTAGTCATGGTGCTACCTCCCCCGGGAACTGCCTGATTTGCAGGTCAACCGGGAATTTGTTTATATCTTTGATTGCTTTTCCATCTATGTCGAGTTGTTTGACGAATACGGGAACTTGAGCGTTTTGACACTGGTCAACAATACTTCGCACCCATTCTATTTTACAGGGTCGGCGTTTGCTTTTATGTCCGGTCTCACAGCCGACGATAACCCAATCGAGCGATGGTTCTATAACATCAGAATCAAGAATAGGGATTACACCATACAACTCAATTTCCCCCAACAACGGCTCAAGAGATACAAACCGGAGAGCTGCTGGAGTATCAAGCAGCATGGGAATCCGTTCATCGGCAGTCTTTTGGTTTTCCACTGAGACGCCGAGCCAAACATTGTTTAGTTCTTTAAAATAATCATGTATCAAATTTGGACGTTTCGTTAATATCTGGAAAACATGTTGTGGACACTTCTTAATTATATATTCGACTTGTTCGAGAAACTCGTCGGTCACGTCAGGATGAAACAAATCCCCCATAGAACAGACAAATATCTTTGATGGCTTTTTCAGTTTCATTGGTTGGTCAAGTCTGTCTGGACGCTCGGTTACCTTGAAATCATTGAACTGCTCCGGGAATCGGCTTGCCATTAGATTAGCATAGCAATTATCACATCCGTCAGAAACGGGGGAACATCCGGTAACCACGTTCCACGAATACTCCGTCCACTCAATCTTTGTCTTCGTTAGTGGCATCCGATGCCTCCTTGTGCTCGGCGAGGAAGGCGTTAATTTCTTTTACGGTTTTTTTATTTACTATCAACCGACCAGAAGGCAAGTCACTGCGACTATGCTGAGCTTCAGCCTCAGAATTAGAAAATCCTTTCCCCAACAACTCCACCGCTTCGGATGCCATATTCATTTGTTTAAACATTTCTTGCTTATATCCAGAAATTGATATTTCATTTGATGTTTTAATAATTTTCAACTTATCCCGTTCAATAACTGTTTCAGCAAACCTATCATTTACATCATCAAATTTCATGTGCCAGTTGTCCCGTTCCTTTGTCAGCTCAGATACTTGGATGCGGAGTTGGTCATATTCATCTTTATTGATGTATTCAATATCTGCCTTGCTGTTAATATTATCTTGACACCAAGTCGCTTCATCAATTTCATCAAAACATTTACAATCACCACCATCACAATCTTCGTGGTGACATTGCAACCATATTATTTTATGAGGTATTTTATATTTAGCCATCATTCACCACCTTCTGGTAATTTATCAATATCAAATACGCTGATTCCAGCCGTTTTATTTCTTTATCGTTCATTTATTTACCGCCTTTTGGTTTTAGTGGAAATTTTGTATCATCACGAGTAATAGTGACCGAAAAATGAATATCAACCAAGTATTTATTTTTACACTTCTTACATTCCATATTAAATTTGAATGGTTCACTAATATTCATTGTCTTTTTATCCCCACAATACGGACAACACCATTTTATTTCAGTGTTCATTGGGACTCCTTGTAAATACGTGAATGCGGAAGTCTCACAACAACCGTTGCACCGCATATTTTGCATTCATAATCTATCTTCTCAAAACCATCATCGGGTATATTCTCACATCTTATAAATTTCACCTCATAACTTTTACAATTCTTACATTGAAATTCAGTAGGCTCAAGTATTTCGTTGAAACGTTTTAATTTCTCACTCACGGTCTTCCTCCTTCAATAATTCTATTCTACCACACCGGAATTTCCCGTCAGTATTATAGGGGACAACGACCGACGGCAACCATTCCCATCGAATAAGAACTTTCCATAATTTCTTTTGGGTTTTAAACCAAGATTTTTTAGCTACATTTATTCCACAAGCACAGTCTAAACACCTATCGGGATGCACAACTTCCGTTAATACTGAACCTTCTTTAATTTTCCAATCTTGGGGTAAACTATAATTTTCCCCAAAAGTCTTATAGGCAATTATGCCCTCCTTACATCTTTCCATGTCCGACAAAAATTCAATTTCATCTAATATATTTTTCGCACCACTCAGGTCGGCATATCTCAGGTTGGCATGTCTCAGGTTGGCACCACTCAGGTTGGCACCACTCAGGTCGGCATATCTCAGGTCGGCATGTCTCAGGTTGGCACCACTCAGGTTGGCACCACTCAGGTTGGCACCACTCAGGTCGGCATATCTCAGGTTGGCACCACTCAGGTCGGCACCACTCAGGTC